CGCCGTACACAAGGATGCTCTCTCGAGCATCCGCATCAGTCGTACCAGCGGATAGGATAGCCCAAACAGTAAGCGCTAATATGGGAAAGCATAAAGCTGACCCCATTGGCGCGAACTTATTAAGCTTTTGAATCCTACCGTCCGGTAAGACAGTCGCCAGAGTCCTGCAATTCTCCAGCACATCAACGATGTGTTTAGGGAATAGCAGACGAACCAGACCTAAGGTTACGCGATCACTCGCATCTTTAAGATCGAGTGTGGCGTAACGACCATGCAAAGAGCCCAACAGGGCTCCCCGCATATTCGGACCTTGGTCTGTGAAGTGGATATTGAATCTTGTTAAAGGATTCTTTTCCACGTGCTCTACGATTGCCGCACCTAATCCTTGTTGAACCCATTGAAATTCAAGGGGCTCACAAGAAATTAGGCGAGGTCCGCGTGAATCCTTCGGCACAAGTAAAACTTGTGCAAAAGGCTCACAGTCCACTAACCCATCGAGTGATGGGTACGTATCAACAACATGTCCCAAAGACGCACAGAAATATGCATCAAAAGGATATGAACGTTGAATACGGCTGTTATAACGCCGAAAAGTCCACTTCTCCCAAGCCTTCTCTTTAGTAGAGACGGCACCGGGACCGTGGCACGGTATTATATCAGTGGCGTCAAAGTTCGAAAAAAGCCTTGCAAGCTTCTTTCGCGCTTCACGAACGATAGATCCAAAACCGTCCATTTCAAACTGGGCGGCGAGGATCCCGACTTCGTCGATACGATTCGCAAGCTTTGTGAATCGATCGTTGAAGGGCACAATGTCATGCTCAGTTTCTATAAACTTTGCAATGACATTTTGTTCTAACTCAGGCGCATACGGCAGTTCAAGTTTGTAAAAAACAAACAGGAGCTGACGTAGTGCTTTGATGCTAGTCACACAGGGTAACTGAAGGACCCGACCGTCTGAAGAGAATACTCTCTGGAATAGTTCACCGAAAAGTTTCGGCAACTTACTGTTAGGAAGCGTTTCAAAACGCAAACTAGCAGCGTCCATAATAGTATTCTCGGCAAGCGCCTTATCCAGGTGCTTACCAAGACTGGGCAGGGTTTTCGTAAGAAAACCCATTCCTTCAGCAACGCATCGCTTCTCAATCTTTTGGATTGTGAGGCGGTACGCTGTGGGTGTAATCACTTGACTGAGTGACGTTTGAAC